CAGGGCTTATCATCTATATATGCAAACCAACTATTAAGACCAATCGTAGAAGATGGCAGATGCAGGCAGCATCAAGTTAACTTGCTCTTGACACTCGATACGTGCAGTAATCAAGTTTTTAACAAAGTTGTCCTGATCTTCCATAGCGAACTCAACGTTTACGGCTTCAGTCTCAACACGCTCAAGGTAGTCCATGTCGAAAATCAACACAGTGTCAACAGCAGCCCATGCAGCAGGTACTACAGTAGTACCGCCGATGTTTACAGTGCCATTTGCACCGCTAACAACACCACCTGCTCCAGGATAGTAACCTGAAGTCAGCAAAGTCTTATTGATGTCTGCAAGAGTAGCAGGGTTAACAACGGCATAAGATGCGTTGAAGTTGGCAGCTTGTTGGTTGCCAATCAAAGTCATGATATCTTCTACAGGGTTAGTACCTGCAGCTCCGGTAGTTGAACCTGTAGCAGCTCCTGTCACAGTTGTCCAGAAAGAAGCGTTCTCAGCCTTGAAGAAGTCCCGCTGTAATAAACGTGGCAAAGTAGACTGCATGTAAGGCAATTGCTTAGCCATTTGCTTAGAGAAACGGCTGTAGCCTGCGATGTAACCCTCAACCACTTTGATCTCGGTGAAATCGTAGTCGATTTGTGTTTTGCTTGATCCTTCAGTCTGTGCAGATATAGAACCTTCGCTACCAGTCTCACGATACTGAACATAAAGACCTGTAGGACTTACTGCAGTAGAGATCAAATCACGGAAGTTGATTTTCTGTGATGGCAGAATAGCCTGACGAGCAGAGTAAGACGCAACGCCATCTCCTGTCAGGTTAGTTGACAACAACATGTTGCCGACTGCTTTCAATTCCATGCGGAATGGCTGCCCTTTCTTCACAGCCTGTATGGCATCGAAGTTTTCTTTAAGACCAGCGGCAAAGGCCTCGTTAAAAGTTGTTTTGTTTTCCATTTTAGAGGATTTTGAATTTTTTACACTTGTTTGCAAAGCGTCAAAGCCGTTAGTTAATTCAGTAAACTGAGATTTAAGTTTGTTTACTTCCTCTGTCATAGCTTCTACAACTTCGTTGTTGTTGTTGGATTTGATAGCATCAATTTGAGCTTCAATATCCGATTTCAAGCCGTTGATGGCTTCCGCTGTTTTGTCTGATACTGAAGCCTCCAAAGATGACTTCAAACCTTCCAACTCAGCGATCAATTCGTTCTTTTCCATGTCGGATGTTATTTTTTTAATGATTGATTAAACTGTCTCAATATATCAACAATATTTGTTTCCGGCTGAGTGGCCTTCGAAACTTCCGGCTCAGTGGCTCCTTTAATATCAGTGATTAATTGCGTTAGTTGTTTACTATGCAATAAAAGCATTTCAATAGTTTCATCTGTCCCATCACTATTACGACAAAATTTTTCTATAGCCGATTGTCTTGCTATTACAAGATCAATATCTAATTCACTCTTTAAACCGGTTAATGGTGTCAATGGATTCGCTCCCCACGCAGTCAAACTGCTTCCTTCCATTAACTTCACTTCAGTGATTTCATAAAATCCTTTCCCTGGATTCTTTATGAAATCATCATAAGGTTGCAGTTGGTTCCTCTTCATTATACGAAACCCGATGGAATGCTCAGTTATCAAACCGCTCTCAACCATCTTAATGAAATCACGGCCTAAACTATGTGTGCCTATCTGACTCTCATACACCAACCCAGTCGCATCCTCTTTCAAGTTTAGCAACTTACCCAAAGGCTGCGATGGATCATGATTCAATAAATGCTTTATGCGTGGCTGTTGTGATTTCGGCCCTTGCTCCCTGATTGTCTTAGCAAATGCACCGGGACGGATGATATCACCATCGCTGTCAACATTGTTGAAACGGCTGAAATAACCTGTAACAATGCCTTTCTTTTCATCAGTGTCCAGGATTTGCGCGACAATTGTATCCGCTTTGTAGTTATATATGTTTGGATTGCTCACCTTCTAAAATTAATATTTTTTTTTTATTTTTATAATATGATGAGAAAAAAATTTTTCCCCACAATAACTAAAGAGAAAGTAGTCTACCATCAGGACCACGCTTTGCCCGGAAGGCGACAACACACCTGCAATTTACTATCTCATCCGCAGGTACTGCCAACCCGTTCGGCTGCTCCCTTACTCCTGGCTGCATCATCTGAACAATGCCGGCCCTCCTATTACTTAATGAAAATGGCTCATCTATCGGCAGCCTTGTCCCATCCACAATCATATGATCATGTCTCGTCCGCTGATCACGAACAGCAATCCATGTCTTTTCCATCACATTACCACTTGTCTGAGCGTAAAGCATAGCAGCCTGATTGGCACTTGTAACTGTCTCAGTCCGAGCTATCCGCCTCGCTCTCATTGCTGACAACTCAGGAGCCGTGCGCAGTCTTCTCACTATCTCATCAAATGACCATCCCTCCTGCGCCGCCTCCGCCAATATCTTACCTATCACTTCCCTTGTATAATCAGTTATTCCCTGTGCGTCATTCAATAGATCAATACCGTAATACTGCCGCATCAACTCCACTATCCTTTCGTTAAATCCCATTTGCCCCGTCGCTTTCGTCATGCTTGACTTAGTAGCGTTAACCCATGCAGGGCCTACCGTCTTATACAAATCATTTAGCACCGTATAGATAGGCATGTTTGGTATCATCATTAAGTCCTTATATTTGATGAAAGCATCGACCTGCAGCTGCAATGCCTTGTTAAATTTCTGCTCATACTTCTTTTCGTATTTCTGCTGAAATCTATGCCATTGCCTCCAATATCTATTTTGCTCCGCTCTTGTCATTTAGCTTGTCAATAAGTAATTGATTTATTACCTCCAACTTCCACTCCCTTTTTGCCTTCTTCAATGGGCAAGTCTGTACAGGCAGCTCCGTCAATATCTGCATAAATATCTTTTTGTAGATTTCCGCCGCTATCTGTTCTGCGCTTTTCTCCATACTATTCAGGTAAAGTCACATCAGTAACCGGAGGTAATGCTATTTCACTCAATAACATCTTACCGCCATCAACAACAATCTCATCCATGCCAGGCATATCCAACTCCTCAAACATCTGTATATCACGTTTCTCATTTGGTGTTATCCACCACATCGCATTCAAAGCATCCGCTTGCGCCTTCATATCCTCCTGTAAAGCAGGTATCTCACTAATGTCAATATCTATCATTCTTTTCACATTATCGGTATACATCGGTAGTATAGAAGCTTCTAGTGCATCCCTCATTAAAAAGATATTTGGTAGGATTGTATTTGTATACAACATTTTCATTGCAGTATTTACATTGTTGTAAGTAGATGAGTCCTGATTGTTGAGCAACACCTCCGGCACCTTGTATGCGTTGCATATCTTCGTGAAGTCAATGTTTGCAAGTTCCGCAATATCAAGATCTGCATTACTTAAACCCAAAGCAAGATATCCCATTTCACCTGCTGCAAAGTATGGCGCACCTTTGTTGGCGCTATTGCGCAGATACATCGCAAAGTCATTCTTTCTCTGTCCCAATGACTCAATAGCGTAGTCACTCTTTTCATACACAATACCAGGCACACCACCGTTCTGCATCTGACCGACAGATACATCCATCGCAGACGTCAACCTGGTCAACCTCTTAGTCAATACCTGCAGCGGACTCAATCCCCGCCATTGCAGCCCGTTGGTGATGGTTGGGTTGAAGTACTTGACATGTATCACCTCATCAGGTCTAAATGTGCCATCGAAGCCCATGTCGAAATACTTATATCCAATTACACGCTGCGGGAAGTCCTCGCTGATCAATACGGTCACTTTACTGCTATCCAAAACATGCAGGTAAACCTTGCCTCTGTTCGGGCCTAACTCTACTACCTCCTTCCACAGGAACAGCTCACCGTTCATGTACAACAGCGAATACCACTTAACCTTATCGGCATAGCTGATAGACTTTAGAAACGAAACAAACTTATCATTCTCAGGCAGATCCTGTACAGACTTAGTGCGATAGTATTTACCCTGAATTGTCTGTTGTCCTAATTTCTTATACATTTTCATGGATGGTTCACTCACTATCTCATATCCTTCCATTGGAATCCTTGCGGCAGTATCAGCTAATAAACTGATCACAGAATAAACGTCATCAATTGTTGTATAACTTAATGAATTCTCAATTGTTTGCCAACTTGGATAAATAGATGTAGTTGCATTGATGATCATGCCTAGATTTTGTCCTTGCAATTGTTTCACCTGCTTCTCAAGTGCATCCACTTTTTTATTGGCTCCAAAGAGCCTGTCAATTATTCCCATATGCGAAAACTATTTTAGGTTTTAACTCAAAGATTTCCCTCATCATAAACATGTCCATCAAGTCAGGGCTATCGCCATTCAGCTTCAGTTTCATTTCCTCTTTACTAATTATACGCAATTTGCCATCGCTATCTTTTTTATCTCTACTTATTGCTTTCCTTTCAAACATAAAACGTTGTCGAACTGTTTGTGTATTATCATACATTTTATCAGCTACTTTTTTACTAATTTTTATTTCCCCCCTATTCACTCTATCACCGGTCCTATAAAAACATTGTGTTTTCAGATTGAAGTAGTTTTCTTTGATCATTCTACCACTCGCCTCGTCTTTTACAGGCATAGGAGAAGCACCACCATTAAAAGGAACTGAACCCCTTATAAACCCATCAATGTACGAACCCACACCATCAGAGTCATAACAAATATATCGATTTTCTACAGAATACTTTTGAGCTAACTTAGAAATGCAATCAATTACCTGCTTACCGTCACTCTTATCCATGATCTCTATATCGCAAAGTTCCATGCCCTCCCAGTACCCTACAACTAACTTATTGCTACCCTTCATTGCGATATCTGCTGTGATATATCTACCAGATTTACTTACATCTCTAATGTTTTCAAACATCCCAGCAAATACCTCCGAATCATAGATGTCATTGGGACTGCTACTTACCTTCCACCTTCCCTCCAACAATTGGCGCCTGGTATCCTCATCCTGACTGAGCAGATTACCAGGATAGCTTGGATCATTCTCCAACCCCTTCTTATTGTCATAGATTGAACCGCTGACAAACGTGATGGATTTAATAAAGTCTTTTGCACTTAGCCCACTCTTTTCCATCAATGGCTTAATTATATGACTTGCCTCCTTCTCCACTTCATCGTAACTGTTTCCCCAAATGTAACCGTCACCATATTTGATGAAGTAACGCAGCTTACCTCTGCGCTCCAGGATGGGAAAGCCGCTGTCTTTATCAATCCACCATTCAATCAACTTAAATACCCAACTCTCAGGATCCGGATTGCACGTTGCCCTCACATACGGTTTAACTCCGCAGTCGCTACGGTTTCTACTCAGCAAATAAAAGAACATAGACTCGCTGAAGTGCGTTAGCTCATCGAATCCTAAGAAAGGAATCTGCGCACCTTGCCAGTCGTATTTATTTTTCTCATACTCAAGATGCCTGAATGATAATTTTGCACCAGATGGAAAAATCCAATCTAAATTGGATTCCCTTGGATCTGCTTTTAAAAAGGGATACAACCTCATCGACGTATCCCACAAACCGCCTTCATTCCGGATCTGCACACTAGTTCGGCGAAATATAACACCACCAAAATTAGGATTGTTTATATGTCGCAATGGATCTAATAACAATGCAAATGTCTTACCCACAAAAGCAGCAGCACCACCTATCACAATATCAGCGGGACTACTTAATGCAATTTCCTGGTAACCTGGTTGTGGTTTAATGTAGTTATATTTTATCATTAATTCTCACTCAATTGATCACGGCCATTATTAGGAAGTTCAATGATTTGAACATATTCTATATCGGCGTCTACATCTATATCAAATTTTTCTCTTGGTTTTCCAGCTGCATGTTCCCATACAAATTTAACAAGCGATGGTTCTCCCGATCTTAATAATTCTTTGAATCCTTCTAATAAGGATCCATAATGTTCGCATATTGATTGAACCGCAATTGTGGTAATTCCCAACTCTTCTGCTCTGCTTTTTCTACCGGAATTGGGTCTATAACCTCCTCTATTAGCCATTTGAATTAGATTGATTAACCAAACAAAAATAAATCATTTTATTTAATTTAAAAATTGCTTAAAAATATTTGTGCTATAAAAAACAATCAGAAGCGGATAAAACAATCGCTATAAACGATTTTAAGCTATCAAATTTAAGTTATAATTAAATTTCCAATAAATACCATTACAATGACCAAAATTAATGCTATTGAGCTCTATTTTGATTCCGATGTTACAAAATCATTCCCGAAGGGAAAAAATCGCTTTCTTTTTCTTTCATTTTCTTTTCTTTAATGCCAGAGCCTGGCTTAAGCCTGGCTTTAGCCTTGCCATTGCCACCCTTTTTACCTGCTTCTTTCAATTTGAATTTCAATGAGTTATACTCTTCCATTGATTTGCATAAACGTGTTGAAAAGAAGTGATTTTCATGTATTTCAAACAGATCAAAATCGCGAATGATTTTCGTAACTTTTTCAGATTCTACATGTAAATGAAACGAAATATCGTCTATCGAATCAAGTGGTAAAGAATAGGTTGAAGATTCTCTTAAAACTTCAATAATTGCCCAGAAAATGCCATATCCTTCCATTCCCATTTCTCTCCTAAGTTTTACACATTTTACATCATTTCGACTATTAGCGTCATGGCTAAAATAGTAAGCGTCTTTCATTGTTTTTGTTTTAATTGTTCTCTATACAAAATGTTTCTTGATAGTATTCATGCATTCCAATATATTCGCCAATTTTCATTGCTTCACCACCATTAAAATAAGCATCTATTATCTCTTGCTTGTGCATTTCTTTGGCTTGTTCAAATAATTCTTTGTAATAAGTGTCTTCAATATTAATTATTCCTATTTTTTTTACAAACCATTCTATTGATGTCATAAGTTTTATATTTTAAGTTCTATAACAAGATCGTTATAATGGATTGATTGAAAACGATATGCTTCATCTGTTAGATTAAAAAAGTCAGTATAATTAATTTTGTGATCTACTAAATTTGGTATAATTGGGAATAAGATAGATCTTGCATTTGACTTGTTATCAACTTCTTGTTCGCCATAATATGATAGATCTTCAAGTTGGTAAGTTCCCCATGGGAGAAATTCGTATTTGATTTTGGAGGTTGAAATTAGTTTCATTGTTATATGTTTTTGTGTTTTTTAATAAATTTCGCAAGATTCAGTACATCCACCGTTTGAATCTAAATAATTATCCCAAATTGCCATTTGTTTCCATTTATCAATATCTTTACTTTCATCAATAGACATAGTAAAAGAAAACTTTGATTCTTCTATAATATCATCAATTGACATATAATCCCTAAAAAAAGCACTTTTACCACCTCTTTTATCCAAATTAATATCAGAATATTTATTTTCCATATCACGCCACCAATCAGCCAATTTTGGATTTTCTTTTATTATTGTCATTAATTTTCTTAAACCCTTTTTGAAGCATAAATCACAATTTCCTTCATAAGACTTTAAATTTAAATCGAACTTTTGTTTGCTCCAAAAATAATTAACATCAGATTTCGTAACATTTAAAACATCTGCAAAATATATTAGCCTCTCTTTTTTACTTTTCTCCCTATTTAATCTTTGAGGCTCATCCGTTCTTATACCAATTGCTGTATAATATTTATCCCATCCAATGGATTTTGTATATTGATGGATGATATCTGTTTTTAAATATCTGGTACAAATAGGAATACTTTGATTAACTAATCCAATTTTTGAAATTAATAATTCAAATGGTTCCCCATTTCTTGATGCTGTTTGAAAATTTACAATTTTAAAAGAAGGGGTTAGTTTTCTTTTTTCATTATTTATCGCTTCTAACCAAACAACATTAAATCCAAATTCTTTATCACATTTTTCTACAAACTCAAGTGTTTCTTCCCTTTCTTTCCCTGTATTGGCAAAACAAACAATCATTTCATATTCATCTTTCAAATTTTCTAACATCCATTTTGTCATATAAGCAGAAGTCCTTCCTCCACTAAATGAAATTCTTAATTTCTTTTTCATTATTAATAATTTTTTTCAATAAAGGATAAGGAGAAAACCTTAGATTCAATTAAACTTTCCTTAGATCTTCCTTTTGATTTGTACCATTGTAATTTTTCTAAATTATAAGTAAATATATCTAAAGACTCAATAGCTTCTTTTTTAGTATTAAATCCAATAGCATGTTCTTCAGTTAAAAACTCATCATTAAAAATATTCCAACAAAAGCTAGAAATTCCTTCCCATAATGAGATATATTTTCCGGATGATAAATGTAAGTAAATACCATTGCTGATTTTTTTAGTTTTTGATTTCATTTTTTTGTGTTTTAATTGTTATTTGATAGGGCAATATTAAAACATCTTTTTGATAAAAAAAAATATTTTTCAATATTTTTTCAAACTTTTTTTTAAGCAGGTCCATATTGTCTATTCAACACATTGTAAGTGAAAGAGGTATAGCCAACCTTACCAAGCCAAGAATATCTAACTTTTTGTACGTAACATGTAACAGTATTGGTGCTGAATGATCTGTAGATACAAATTCCATTGTCTGTTTTATTGAAAAAATGTGCTGATCCTGATATGTTGTACAGTGTTGGAACCTCATATTCCCCGGTGTCCTTGTTCTTTGCTATTTTAGTTGGATGTGCAACAATGAATATGTGTACATCTGTCAACAGTGCAAAAGCTTTTACCTTAGTAAGTGATTCACTTATGTATTGTGTTTCAGTTTGGTTTGGTGAAACCTTATGTTCGATATAATTCCAAGGATCAATGATTAAACCTTTTATGCCTTTCCTTAATACTAACTCTTTTGCCTTTTCCAATATACCATCCAATGTTACATCGATCTTATTAATATTGATGAAGTTGAAATAGTGATCAACAATGCCTAATGAGTAATTGAATTCCTCTTGATTGATTCGATGTGTAGGATCTGTACGATGTTGAAAAGCTTTACCAGCTATTTTTTCCATTAACTTAGTAACATGGAAAGAGGACGGTTGATTTTCAAAAGAGCAAATGCCCCAATGCCATTGATGGCGGGTAGTTAGTTGCGACATAATATAATCGAGAAACTCAGATTTTCCAGATCCTGGAATTCCAGTTATTAATGTGATTTGTCCACCCGAAAAATTAATAAGATCATCCATACCCGGTATGTATGTTTCATATCCTTTTGGATAGCCATTCAAATAATAATTACACACATCCTCATACATTTCCTCCATTGTGTGAACCCCTTCAATTGGCCAAGGTGTTGCCGAATTAATAAATGATTTCAATTCCTCCTTACCATACTTGATCAATATTTCATTGGAATCTTTACACTCATCAGGATAATTAACTTTATAGCATTTCTCTTTACCTAATCTTCTTGATAATTCTTCTTTTAAATTATAGCCAGGATCGTCATTGTCTGTAGCGATTATTATTTTGCTTTTATTTTCAAAATAAGTGTAGCAGTTATCTAAATATTGCAAATTTAAATTTGCACCATTAGGAACGCTTACAACGTTGTAAAAACCAGCTTCATAAAGGGATAAAGCATCTATTTCTCCTTCGACTATAATCACAGTGTCATCCTCCTTTATGGAATCGATATTGTAAAATATTAATTCAGCATTTTTTACCATTTTAAAATCCTTACCTGCTGCACGATATTTAATGTTGATTAATTCATCATTGCGGTAATAGTTAAAACAAACGGTACGAACCTCTTTATTTGCTTTAGGCATCCATTCAATTGATTCTGTTACTTTAAACCTTTGTAATGTGTTTTTTGAAATGCCCCTGGATTGAAAATAGTTAATGATTTCGGATGAAAGCGGAGACGAAGATGTTTTTGGTTTCTCATAAGTTTTTATTTTTTGATCAATTTCTATATTGTATTTTTCACCAAGAAACTTTATTGATTCATAATAAGATTTATTTTCATGATCCATTATGAATTGGATCACATCCCCTGATTTGTCACAGCCAAAACATTTATAAATTCTTTTGCTTCTGCTTACATTAAATGAGGGTGTTTTTTCATGATGGAATGGGCATAATCCTACCGCGTCATTGCCTTTGTTTTTTAGTTTTACATATTGTCCAATAAGATCAATAATGTCTATTTGTTGTTTTAGTGATTGCATTGATAGGGGATGAAAGTGTATGGAATTTCTAATGTTTCTAAACCATATTTATCTCTATATTCTTGAATAAAATAAACATGACGAATCCCTGCTTGTTTGATCAGTTTGCAACATTCTACGCATGGAGATAATGTTAGGTACAGATCGGAATCTTTAGCTTCTTTGCCTGCTTTTAGAATAGCATTTGCTTCTGCATGTATTACTTCCCTTTTAGTATTGCCATTTTGATCTTCACATTCATTACAAAATCCGGCTGGTGTTCCATTGTATCCATAAGAAATAATGTTTCTATCCTTCACTAAAATCGCACCAACTTTCGCTCTATTGCATCTACTTAGTTTTGCTATAGTCAATGCGATTTCAATGTAGGTTTCTTGTAGTTGTTTAGCTCTTTCCATCTTTTACAAATGTTCCATTTTGCATTGATCCGGATCTTTTTGCAATTACTTGATAAGCTGAGTTAATACAGTGCTCAATAGAAACGTTTTCCATTTCGCTAATGTTTATTCTACAAAGCTCTGCAATACTTGTTAAAACAACGCAGCAATCGCCTATCGCATCTATTATTTCCTCCTTATCGTTTTTCAATATTGCTTTTGCTAATTCACCAGCCTCCTCAAATAATTTAAGTGACTGTGTTTTAGGATCTCCTTTCTCATAAATACCTTTGTTTGTTGCCCATTCTCTGATTGGATCAAATTCATTTTTTAAATTCATTGTATTTTGTTTTTAAGTATTTAATATTATTTAATTTCCCTTTTTTTTTAATCTGCTCTAATGTTTTTTCTGCTTGTTCTTTATCATTACCAGAAATTTCTGATCCTAATAAACAATGCGGATTTTGTTTGATTAAAGCATTGATTCTTGTTTCATTTTTTGCCATAAATTTTGATGTGTTTTATTTGTTAATGAAAGATTGTAAACTTTGTCATTCAAATGTCTTAATGGTTTTTTCAAACCATTTACAACTGCACTTGGCAATTTATTTTCATATAGGGATCTCAAACATAATTTATTTCTACGTTGTTCATAGGGAATTTGTCTAGATAAATTTATTAACCTGTATGACATTAATGGGCATCTACTTTCTTTTGTATGTGCCATTGATGTTCTATCCAATCTTATATTATGATAATATGGTAGTTCCATGAAAACGTCATAGTTCCATGTGTCATCTTTTAATGCTCTTGAATATCCCGAAAATAATTCATCAGATCCATCCCCTGATAAAACAATATGATTTGCGCAATTCTTAAACAAAATGTAATTAGCTAATAAACTTCCATAGTCCAAAGAATACTCATAAGCTTCTACTGCTTCCGATAAAACAGATTCATCTGGTTTTACAAAATTTACTTCCAAACCATTTGCATCACAAATATCTTTTACCAACTCACTTTCCTCTGATTCAAAAGATACGATGTCAATTTCTTTTGTGTATTTCATCACATGGTGAAGAATAATATTGCTATCCAATCCTCCTGATAATAATATGGAAACGCCATCAATCCTGTTTTCCAATCTTTCCTTTACAGATAGATCAATAGCTTCGTATAAATCCATCCGCAATCTATTTTTTAAATAGTTTTGATTTTTTAATCTGGATGGCATATTATAATTGAAATCATAATGGTAAAGATATCCAGGAATCAATCTTTTAACTGTGGAAAAATTAGTTCCATGAGTACCGAAATTGGATTCAGTGTAAGGAAAGTATTCATAGTCTGAATTTTGGATCAATGGCTTTATTTCTGAACTAATACCATTTTTGCTAGAGTATAGTTGTTTTTTGCCTATAGGATCGGTAAAACTATAAATAGAAAGACTTGTAATAATAGATATTGCCCAAAATCCTTCCCATTTTAAAGATTCCTCATAAAGTTTAATCGGATTGTGATTGATTTTAATAAATAGATCTGATAAGTAATGAAGATCTGATTTAGACTTTGTATTAAGTTCCTTGTAGTTAAATATTTCCCCATTGAAAACAACGGAGCAATCTTTAAAAATCAATGGCTGATGCAAACCCATTTTATGAGAGCTTAAAGGAAGAGAATTGAATTGGATAAACCAATTTCCTTGCTTATGATCATAAATTTCTGTTCCTCTATGTTTTAATAAATTAGGTATTGATTTTTTTGTTATTGTATAGCCGCACATTATTGGATAGATTTTTTTAGTGAATAAAGATCTGATTGAAAACAATGAAAACTACCGATCCACACTGTTACAATTCCCGGTTTTAAATTTACTTTTTTTGCTACCCATTCCATCAATCTATAAGTCATGTACATATCATTTTTAAAATGACGAACTGCATCACAACTTCTGATTAAATAAGTTATATCTAATTGATCGCCATTTCTATTGAACCAATATCCAATAGTGCATGGAACTCGTTCGCCATGGTTAGATTGATCTTCCGGATGCCATACAGAAAGAAAAGCTTGTCTTGTGTGTGAATCCTTTTGTAGACGATCTATAATGTCATTTAAATCACCATATTCAAATCGGATTCCTTTAAATCCTTTACACCAATAACGCTCCATGTAATTGTGTGAAAACTTACCACTGCTACGGAATAGTTCATCATTATTGATTCCTTTATAATATGGCCAATGTTTGTATTGCTCCCCTGGATTTACTGGTATACCCATCACTCTTTCTTGGAAATGATCTTCTGCCCAAGGTAAATCTGGATCTAAATCATAAATTGGATTTTTAATATCCTTTATTGAAAAAAATACATTCCGGATCTCAATAATGGGGTTTCTATTATCAATCTTTATAGATTGCCAATTCTCACTTCCAGATGGGGAACCTTTGTCTACCAATGACTTTATTATTTTATTTAAAATTTGGTACATTTTAAGAGTTTTTAAGGTGATTAATTAATGGGGTATTAATTTCAGCAGATTCATAGATCTGGTATTCATCCTCTTTTAAGTGAATGATATAACAAGCAGATATTGGGAAATCTTTGTAAAGTTGTTTATAGATGCTTAATTGTAAGGAGTAGTGATAATAATTAAGATCTGGTAAATCATTATATGGATATTTCATGTAGGACATAAAGGGGGATGATAATTCTATTTTTTTATTTGTTTTCCAATCCAAAATGTAGTACTCATTGTTTTTTGGATTATAAGCAATGCAATCAATTTGACTTGCTAAAAAATCATTGTAAACGATACATTCTGCCTCAATAGGTATTAATCTTTTCTTTTCAAAAAAATCATTGATAAATTTTGCTACAGATTTTTCTTTCGTACTGATTCCTTCCTGCTTTATTTCTTTGGTATTGATATAGTTCTCCATCATATTATGACAAGCTGTACCATGTATTTTAGATCGATTTGATTCTTTGTCCCAAGATAATAAAACATCCTCAACTTTAAAACCATTTTTAATTGCATATTTCTGAGCAATTTCCTCTTTTTGAAATTCCTTTTTAAACTTGCTTATGTATCTGGTAACACTTAAGAGTTCTTGATCGCCATTAAAATAGGTATGAGATTCTGGATCGAATTTTATTTTTAAATCTTTACTATATTTAATCATGGCTTTTGTTTTATAATGTCATTACCAATATTGGTTCCCTCATGGTAGTTATTTAGTGCAGCTATGTAAGCAACAAGATCTAATAAGTTATCCTCTTTGTGTGCCCAACTTTCTCTTGCTAATTTTAATGCAATTTGAAATGAATAAATATCTTCCACTGTGATCTCTTTGCTGCATAATACAGAAGCTATTTTTGCTGCTCTATTGTTGCATTCGCTGAAAGGACCATATTGCCTTTCTTTTTCTTCGGATCGTTGAAATACAATCTCATTTGCTTTCTCTAAAATGTTCATGGAATAAAAAAGGGCGATCGAAGTGTAGAGAGTTAACTTCGTCGCCCATTTAAAAGGTTGAACCTTTCAATCCCATCTAATTGCTCTCTACTTCAATTAGATGGTTTGACCTTACAAATTTACAAGGTAATTATAAAAGGAAAAAAAATCTTCAGGAGTTTTTACAACTTGATAAATAGCTCCTGTGCTTGTAACTTGTTTTTGATACTCTTTCTGATGTTCACTCATTCTATCCTTATTTATTTTTATTTCAATATAAATAGGGATTGGGAATTTATGTTTTGCAGAAACAAAGTGTCCTTTTAGATCGCTTGTTCCTTTTATACCAGATCCTTTTTGCCATTCAATACCATTATCTAAATATTCAACACGTCCTGTAAATAAATTGAATTTTGGCATCTTTTTTTTAACTGGTCTACCCATATTATTTGTTCTTTCCAAATGATGTCCCATCCACTTCATATAATTGCAAATCAGATTGGTTAATCCGTTTGCTGTTTTATATTTTGGCAATGTTGGTGAAAACCAATGTCCTTCTTTAAAAGCTGATGGATATTCCTTTTCAAAATTAATTTTATGAGCGTCAGAATATAGTTGTTTCCAATCCATAATTAAAATGGTAAATCGCTTAGATCCTCAACTGCATTCACTGTGTGTTTTTCTAAATTACTAACAACATTATCTATTTCTTCTTTTGATAATTTCCAACAAGATAATGTGTTGAAAACCTTTACTTCACCTTGAGGATTCGTCCATTCTCTTCCTTTTAAATTTAATTGCAAAGTAAGTGATTGTCCGTCTTTTACACTATCAAATAAATTGATCTTGTCTTGTGAAACCTCTATTTCAATTGTTTGTGGATAGTCTGGGTTGTCTTCTGTAATTACCCATACTTTTCTTGATTTCCAATTGCTTCTTTCTACAATTGGTAATTGCTTGTAAAATTTACATTTTAGTTCCATACATATAATGGTCGAAGGTGACCAGCCTTTAGATTTTTTTTAAGTGATATTCTACTTCCTGCCAATAATTTTCACGATCGGATGAAAGGAATCCTTGAAATTTTTGATCCAATTCCTTTTTTATTTCATGTACAACACGCATTGCACAGTGTTTAGCTCTTAATCTTTGATCATAGGAATTATCTGGATTTGACCATGTTTGAAATGCTCCCATGAAAAGAAATAACTCAGTAGCTTTATCCTTTGGACTCATTATAGATTGATTTTATCGTTTCATTCCATGATAACTCCTGGTATCCCAACTCCAATACCATTTGTTTAAACATATCCAATATTTCTCGGATTGTAATATCAGATCTATCGCATTCTATTTGATAGAATTGGTTGAATTGTTCTAATGTGATTTTTGTAGGACTTTTTAGATCCCATTTACTTGGCCCATGTGCTTCGTGATAACTATAACTCATTTTAATGTTTTTTTGTTTGCGTAATTATATTCTACTTCTATTTTTGCATCTGCAAATTTAGGTCCATAAAGTTTTTTCCAATTGTTTTTGATCTGATGCAATCTAGTATTTGAGTCGAAATTTTTTACAGTGATTACTTCATCTTTGTATATCAGTGTAACGTATCCAAATGGTAGTTCTGTCATTTTGTTATTGTTACTTTATAAGTTGATGTTGATGATTTCGATGGTGGATAGATTCTATTTATTTCGCCCGATAAACTATCTAAATTATCCATTCCAGTCTTTGGTACTTTTTTTAAGAATTCTTTTCTTTCTTTTATAGATGATTCTAGGATGGACAATTCATGTTCTAGAAATTGTAATATTGGATCGCCGCATTTTGAATAATCGTATTTAATACCAGACTCAATTTGTTCTATTTTTGTACCATTTGCTGAAATATAATTTTTCCCATATTTACTTAGTTCTTGTAAAGCATATTCTTTAAAATCTGGATGGTCCCTTATTTGTTTTATTAAATAATCCATAATTGCCAAACTTTCCATTGCTTCAATTATATTTCCATTCATAAAAACAGAGTCAATGCTGTTTTTTGCGAATTCATTTATATGGGATTTAGTTATCCCAACTCCAAGTGTTGGTATTTGAAATTTATCCATTGTTTTGTAGTTTTAAAAGTCCTTGTCTAATTATATTTATTTGATCATCATTTCTACATGATTCTAATCTTTTTTTTGCTAATATTTGCCCAGTACTATCTAAAGTGCTGCTTTTTATTAGATCTATTATTTCTTTTTTGGTGTCACTATTTAAAGTCCAAATAACTTCACCTAATTCACACCAATCTAATAACATCTTTCCAGTTTCTTCCGATGGAATAAAATGTGGTTTATCCATGAATAATCCTGTACGATCTTTTAAAGCTGTTGCATTGTGTTTTATATCCAATTCAATATTAGCAGTAAGTTCATATTCAAATCCGTCTCTAGTTTCCTCTTTTAATCCGGCTTTTTCGACTTTCATTTTACCATTAGAATCTTTGGACATATCATAGTCTTGTTTGCGTCTAACTGTTGTAATCATGTGGCAAGATGATTGCAAAATTGAGTCAATAAACTTTTGGTGTCTTGGCGTTAATGTTGCCCAGTTTGTAAAACTATTCCCTGTCATGCTGCTATGTGTTTCTAAAATACCACCTTTACCGGACCATTCATGTGTGATGGAATCAATAATGATAACATTCATACCAGCTTCTTCGCAAGTTTTAATGCACTCAATGTATCTTTCTGGGGTGTAAGGTGCTTGTAATGTTAATACATTATAAGGTCCTAAATGTGCATAAAGATCAGCGGAACCATTCTCTGTGTCAATGATTGCTACTTTACTAAGATCACCATTTGCTAATCCTTTAGCTATTAGTATTGCTGAATAGGTTTTACCACCACCAGATACAGCTGAAAGTCCTAATCTAATTTTTGCCTTTTGTCTTGTTGCTTGTCTTAATTTCATTTTGTTTGATTTTTAATTTAAAATGATAATGCTTTCCGCTCTATTTTAGATATTAAATCAGAAACATCGCGTCTAACATTGTATTGTTTATGTTTTTTATTTCTTTTTTCAAAACGATATACTGCTTCCGAGCATAACTTTAATTGGGATTTATTATTTGCTCTTTCTATACATTCTGATAAATTTTTAAGATCTGCGTAGTAGTATTTTTCGTTTTTGAAAATCTCTTTATAGACTGCTTTAGGCAGTAACATAAAGTAATAAAATAAAACCAATAAGATAATGCAGATCAAAATTAGCGTGTAGGTTGTTATAGAGCTCATTGTTTAGTTTTTTTTAGTTTTTAAATACTTCTATTTGTTCTTTTGAGAAAGTTGCATTAAAAGCATTGTATAAGCTTTTACGGTAAGAAAAAACTAATCTATCCAATACTTCCATGTCATCCATGATTTTTTTCTGTATTGAATATTTTGGTTTAATCATTCTAATAATTGAATAAGGATGGGAATTGTTCCAATTAGATAATTCTTCTTTTGATGATTCAATCCTTTTTTCTAACCTTTCTATCATTGATAAAAAGGAGTTTGATTTTTGGATTAATTTTAGTGATTGTACTGTGTTCATTTTTCTATTAGTTTATAAATTTTAGCCCGAAGTTTATCAGCTCCTCCGTGCTTTTTAATTTTTGATTCTGCAATAAACAGGCTGATCTGTTGTTTCTTGTCTTGAACTGGTTTTCGACCGGCGTTAATTCGAGCGCCACCTCTTGTCTCGGTTTTTGTCATTTAGATGAATTTGAAAATTGAATCCGCAAGTAATGCGAATATGATAATGATGAATAAAAGAATGTAGTTTTTTGTGTTTGATTGATTTTTTGACATTGTTTTTGTTTTTAGAATGATAAAATTAAGAATTAAAAATTAATAAAAAAAATATTTTTTCAATATGGGAATGAATTTAATTTTTTAAATGATTGCAGTTGTTAGGATGCTGCACCCCTATTTTATTAATTACAATCAGGTAAATTATCTTGATGGCATAATATAGCAAATCTTCCACCATAAGGAATAGGAGGTAAATATTCAAAACCTTCTTCTATTAATGATTGAATTTTATTTTGAATTTTGTTTAAATAAACAACAGAAATAGTCCAGTTGTTTCCATTAACATCATTTAAGTTTTCTTCTGCGATTTTTAATGCCTGAGATTTTGTCATTGTTTTAAGTTTTAGATTGTTATTGTTTAGGATGTAAAACTACATAACCTATTTGAAATAAAAAAATTTTTTTCAAACTTTTTTCAAAAATAAATAAAAAAACCCCCTGAAGTAGAAACAACGGGGGCAACTAATAAACAAATACAATGAGAACAAACAAAAAAACAAAAAGTCTATACAAATTTAATAAAACCAGGCGTAAAAACGCCCGGTTGGTTTTTCGCCTATACACTAGGGATTCGGATAAGCGAAAAACTATAAAAAACTAAGAATCCCTAATTATCTAAAATGTATTTTTTACAAAGATCATAATATTTCATTCGATCTTCCATACCAATATATCCGCCATTGATTCTTTTAATAACAAATAGCATATTATTGGAAACAGCTGCATCAATTAATTTCATTGAGATGGAAAAAATAAAACAAGCACTGTGCATTGCATATTGATCCTCGTTTCTAATCATATCAGCCAATACATCAATTGGTTTAATTAAATTGAATTCCTTTCTCATGTATGAGGAAAAAGAAATAAAATTAATTCTGCCAGTCATTTGAATAAAACCACTACCCCTAAATCTCCAACCATCCCCTGGCTGGATATTACCTAAGTCTTTCCTGTTTCCATAAACCTTTTCAGCTAATAGTTTGTCATTATTAGCATATTTATTTGCCACACTTAAACTACTAAATCTGGTTGGCCATACTTGCATTAATCTTGTTGCACTGTACTTTAAATTTTCCTCTTTACATAAGAATTCATTGCTTTCGTGTAGCACATTAGCTAAAAACTCATGCAATATATTAGAGCTATTAATTCCATACAATGGACAAATCTCATTAATTAAAATAGAAAATCTTTCGCAATCATTTAAACTCAATTTAGGAGCTATTTTTTGCAATATTTCTTTGTTTAATATAAACATAAAGGTTCTGTTATAAAAATGTTGCTATAAGCTTTAAAATGCGCTTACGCACTATCCAAAAGGAAAGTAGTAACAATATGATCCAATACCAACCTTCCCTGCGTCTCATTTTTGATATTTTTAAGTCTTTTTTATTACAGTCTAAAATAATATCCTCGATTTCTGATCTTAAATTAATCCTCTCTTTTATAAAAGAAATAGAATCCTGCGTTTTTAATTTTTGTAACCAAAAAACTTTCGCGGTGTTTTCTTTTGTTATAGTAATAGTTTTAACCAAAGTTTTAACACCAATTGCTTCTTTTCTAGGCTGTACAATAAAAATGGAATCATGTTTCCCATATTTAATTGTTTCTAAATTAATGGTATCCCATTTGTATTTAATTATTGTATCACTATATGATGGGAAACGATCCGAACAGTTTTTAGAATTAAATTCTGGATTTTTATCCAAAAACTTATTAACCCGATTTGCTGTAATACAGGAGGAAATTAAAAATAAAAACAATAAATAACTAAGATTCGCTTTTCTTATTTTCATTGTCTTTTGTTGATCCGTAATAATATCCAATAACACCGGACAAGGCTCCACCAAAAACAAACCCAATTGCTGTTAAAACTATATCCTTGTTTTCACTTGGTATTGGTTTGTTTTGCATAATGTATAACAATAAAAAACATCCTACTACTACTAGGATGCTAATTATATTTCTAATATTGGACTTTCCGATTTTTTCAATCCACTTTCCCATTTTTTAATTTATTTTTTTTGCGGATGAATGGGTAAATATTTTTTACAATTGTTGTAAGGCTTGCAATAATTGCAAAGAAGCCAACTAAATTATTCATTGTAATAAATGACATACCACTAAATAGCCAAATCACCAATAGATCTAAACTTATATGTTGATTGCTTTGTGTCATAATAGCATCGGTTTATAAAGATGCAAATAAATCTATGCCAAAATTAATGATTTTGGTGCTAGGGATTTTTTTTTATTTTTAGAAATTTTTTTTTATATTGATATATCCAAAAGGAGTGCCAACAATCACATATCGGAGTAAATCACATATTGCACATATTCAGGCAGCTCACAGTCAGCCACTTCAAATATATCTGAGTGATTGATAATAGCCGGATGCTCCTCCAATGTCGGCTCATTCTCCCCTCCCCATCCCTCTGTAATCATGACGGTATAGGAGTCTGTGCCTACGCTGTTTATTTGTCTTATGTGTTTCATATTAGTTAGTCCAATAGGTTACTGTTAGCCATACTGTTCTCACCGCTGTAGATGCTGCAATAATTGCATACATCTCTAACCCATTATTAGCAGGGTTATTTCTTATACCGCCTCTGCAAAATGCTGACGGTGTTGTTGTGGCAGTATGTAGATATGCTGTGCCTGGATATAAAAAATCATTAGCAGCCGTTAAACCTGCGAGACCGGAAGGAGTCGGGCAGTCGGCAGGTATAGCCATTTGGACACCTGTGTTTCCTGTGCCTGCTGTGCCGTAAATAAGCCTGACGGACAATGTCACCATTTTGCCTATCTGCGTCCAACTATATGAGTGGTTAGTTGTGCCTGTTGGCGCTGTACCGGTCCATGTGATTGTGGAGCTATATGTCTTAGTGCCTCCATTTTTAAGCCCGATGGCATTGGCAGGACTTACATCATGCCAAAGTGAATCAACTCTACTGAATTGCAAAAGTGTTGAGTCGGCAGGAACAACAGCTATAGACACATCACTAAGCTCATCCATCTGCCAACCGTTCTCTATTTTCAGCTCAATAGTCCCAAATGTGGGATGCGCTCGTGTCACCGTGCCAAGTTTTACTATGTGATCAGGTGCCAATGGCTTAGTAGTTGTGATGCCTCCTGCAACTGTTGGCGATAAATACACTACCTGTCC